ATATTGATATATTATCAGCTGATAAGTATGATGGACCAACTATATAAATAGTATATTGTTTATTTGTATATAAGAACCCATCCGTAACTGATACTGTAAAAGTATAAATTCCTTGTGCATTATCTGGTGGAATTGCGGTCAATTCATCAACAATTCCTGATATTACACCATTTTTACTTAATGTTAATCCAGGTGGTAGTATTCCATCAATAATTATAAATGTTAAATTTGGGCGTAAGGATGGTATTAATTCAGTAGCTTCTAATTTGTATTCAATATATGTCTTATCAATTGCAAAAAACTGATGAACTGGTCCTATATCTAAATTAGCATCTTGAATTACAAATTCTGGTGGATTTGCGCCAGTAATAGTAATAAAAAATGTTCTATCGGATATTTCATTATTATACGTAGCTCTAATACAAAATGAAAATGTAGTAGCCGTTGCAACTATGAATGGATTTCCAGTTATTGTATGTCCAATTAACTCCAATCCAGGAGGCAGTTCACCTGATATAACAGAATATAAAACACCAATTGGTGTAGATGGTACTGGTAATTGTATTGTGACAGCAGCTCTTTCTGGTAATGTTCCTAAAGAATATCCAGTATTTTCTGTCCATAATATTGTTGTCATAATTTGTATTACTCTCTTTTTTTATGTTGTTCCTATATTTAGCCTAAATATCGTTATGAGCATACATACCGATAAAGAATTTTGGACATCATTAAAATGGCCAGCAGCTCCTGATGAAACTGATTATCGCGTATTTGAACAATATTGCATAGGTAGCGTTTTATTACTTGGCAGTACACATTTATTATTACCACTTGCAACAGAAGCATGGGATTTATAACCAAAGTATACAGATCCTAAAATACAGAATAAAGATTGGTTTGAATTAAACAATCATTGGGATACTATTATTATAGATGGTGGGTTATCATTTGGAAAAGAATTTACAGAAAACCTCCTAAGTGTAATATTACCTAACTGTGATCGGTTTATATCTCGGTCTTTTCTTAACCCAAATTGGTCAACAAAATATGCTGTGTATTTTCCCAAAGCAGAAGAACTAACACCTTTCCCATTTGAACATCCTATTAATGAGGTTTATACATTTTATATATGGAACAACAAACAATCTTAGCCATGTACTCAGGCGGACTAGATAGTCTTGGTATGATTTACAAATTATTAACAGAATCTGAATACAAACAATATAACCTACATATACATCATATTCACAACCAAAATATAGAACATAGAGATAAGGCAGAATCTATCATAGTAAAACAAGTGTTAACGGAACTTGAACAATTAGGATTCAGTTTCTTTTATAGTGAAAGTCAAATAGCAAGTCAACCTTACAACGGTAATTTTATGTTTGACACAGACAGTATTAACTTCTTCTACTTTATAGCTAGTTGCTTGAGTAATGCCAGGAATAACAACACCAGTTGTACCTGCTTGTAAATTTACGCCACCTAGTATTAGGTCGGCGCCTTGTATTGCGAACGGTTTAATTGCCATTTTTATTTCCTTAAGGTGCTAAATTAACTGATTCTATTGCAATTACTCTTGCATTAACTCCAATATAAGATGGATCGCGAGTCATAGTAATTTCAATCTTGTTTGTTGTTGGATTCCAGTGTGCATCAAATGTTGCTAATTGATTTGTTGAAGTATGAATCACACCATATACCATTGCCTCAACTGCATAAGACGTAGAATCAATGTTTGCATCATATATTCTTTTACGAACAACTAATATTTCACAAATTTGCGAATGATATGTAAAAACATTTCCTACATCAACCCCATCTGCTTGAACTTGAATAGTTGCTTTCATGGTTTCAACTAAATTATTTGTTCCTGAAAATATAACAATTGGTGTTATCTCTGTTACATATGTATTTTGTGCGGGCGGTGTTTGAAACTGTCCGTAATTATTACCTGGAAACACAGTTGTCCCTGGTAGTGTAACATTACCATATGAATCAATATTTAATACATAAGACCCGTTATTTAAACTGTTTACATTTTTCCAGGTTAATGTACCATTTCCATCAGTTGATAAATATTTTCCATTATTTCCAGTTTGACTTGGTAATCCGTTAGATGTAATATATCCTTGGGTTGTTACAAAACTTTCCGTAGCATAAGAATCTAAAATTGTTGTTAAATTAGTACTAGTTACGTATGAACTGTCGTTATCAGAAACTACTGCTACTAATCTATTATTAATATCATCATATGTAAAGGTTATACCAGTATGATAATTATGTGTAAATAAAGGGGCAGCGTAATCTTGTACTAATTCTTGTAAATCAGCAGCAGTACCGCCAGTTAATGTATAAAGTTCGGTAAAATTTTGATTTACTTTATTAAAAGCTGTGCGTATCGGGTCACCACTTCTGTCATTTGCTGTTACACCTATATTAATTACTTGTTTTGTCATTATGATCTCCCTACAGCAATTTCAATAACACCAACTTCACCAGTGATTTTATCTTCCAATGCTTTTCCTAAAATTGAACCTATTTTAGGGTCTAATGCTTTTATTGCACACCCTGGTGAATTAGATGTTGTTAATAAATCACCTTTTTTAACTCTGCCAATTACTTTACATGGAGTTCTTCCAACTAATGCTATACAAGTTTTCAATCCAGATTGATTTGTGTTTAATACATATGCTGGATTTGTTGTAACTACACCAGCCAATCTAGAATCATTAACAACACTTGATTTAGTAACTTCTTTATCCCCACCAAATACTAATACAGTTCCTGGTTCATATTCTGCATCGCCTTCATAAAATTCAGCCAAATCAGCATAAGTTGCATTTAATTTAGATCCAGATGTTAAAGTCCATGTACCAGTTATAGTACCAGCAGTTGCTGCATCGCCAGATGTTATAGTAGTAGTTGTTAATGAACTAGCACCGACTGCTCCTGCAGTAATTGTACCGGTTAATGATATTCCACCTGAACCGCTTCTTAATATCAATGCAGATGCACCTGTTATATTACCAATTGTTATTGTTTTTGCATTTGCACTGGTTCCTATATTAATTGCACCAGTTGTTCCAGAATCAATCCCTAATGCAGTAGCAGTAGCACTTGAAATCGTCGGAGTTGATAAACTAGTTGATGTCAACGAAGTAAAGAATCCAGAAGAGGCAGTAGTACCTCCTATAATAGGTGGACTAGCTAAGTATGTAGAAAATCCAGTACCACTAACTGTTCCACTAGCACTCAAAGTAGTAAATGCGCCGGATGTTGCAGTAGTTACACCAATTGTTCCAATAAAATCGGTTGCTGTTATTGTTGATTGACCAATTAATGTTGCAGATATGGTATATGTACCAGCAATTGCGGGAGTAGTTGAGGTTGCTGCTGTAATATTGCTTGCAACACCATTTACATAATGTCTAGCACCATAATTTACGTTTACTGCTAAATTAGATATAGTTGATGGTGTGTTTATACCAGCTGCACCCCAGGTAGTATTAAAATTATTAAGTGTAGTGATGTCCGGATCTGGTAAATTACCTATTGTATAGGTATTTGCATTTAATGGTGCAGATAATTTTGGCGCAACATCACTTGATAATGTTGCAACTATAGATTGTGGAGCTACTTTAAAATCTATTTCTATATTACTAGATTTATCAATAGTTATACTGTTATCACTTGAGAGGATTGTTCTGGCAGTTAATCTAGTACCATCAGTGCTTCCAGTTATAATTTGATTAATACCATATATTGTACTAGTTATCAATCCATATGTTATTACAGAAGCCGTTGTTGAATTAGACACAGTTACGGATGTTGCAGTAGCACTTACAACAACAAATGTGCCATTATACCCAGTCGGTGCCATATCACTGATGATAACAGAACTTGTAATTGGGTATGGATTGCCATATGTTGTATTAGGATTTGTAAAATTATATGTAACTGTTGCACCATTTGCAACTATACTAGTTATTACAAAATTTGCAGTACCTGGTGCATCCGATAAATCACTAAATGCTATGTTTCCACTTTTAAAAACAGCATATAATTCAGTAAAGTTTTTGTTAACTTTATCAAATGAATCCCTTATACTATCACCCGTACCATCGTTACCCTGTGTTCCAATGTTTATTATTTGTTTTGTCATATTCTTTTATACCTCGTTGGGTTATTTCTAAGTATTTATCAATAGGTTTTATAATCTTAATGTAAATAGTATTATGTTTATTAAATCAGAATATATAATGACAGTTCATGAAAGAACTAGTAAATTGGGGGTTATACACAATTATAATAGACGAAAGACTATTATTACGTTAATGTGTGACTGTTGTGGTGAGTTATTTCAAAGAGAACGTGGTAAAATGGATCCAAACAGAATTAATAATCATTATTACCATGTATGTGGAAATTGTGATGCAAAAAGATTTGCACAAGAAAAAGGATTAGAAAAACAACATATTTGGGATTTACCAGTAAGTTGTATGAAGACAATTGATCAATTATAAATACATAACAAGGAGAAATTATGTTAAATTTTATTAAAAAATTATTTGGAATTAAAGAAGAAGTAGCGGTAGTAGCAGAAGTTGCTGTTGTTGAAAAGAAAGTAGTAAAACGTGTTAAAAAACCAAAAGAAATTAAAGAAGAAGTAGTATCAGAAATATCTGAGGTTGTAGAAATAAAAGAAGTTGTAAAAAAAGTTCCTAAAAGAACTAAAAAAGAATTAGTAGCAAAAGGACCAACAGTTGTATCATTTGTTCCTAAAAAACGTGGTAGACCGAAAAAAGCAAAATAAGTAAAGGGGCATTAAGCCCCTTTATTATATCGTTCCTGCTATTTTACCGAATATATACTCTTGTTTTCTAAGCCACCTGGTTTCAGGTATCGTTACTTTATTCATACCAGAGTCAACCAAAGTATTTACTGAAATATCACCACGATAAGCATACGTAAACCATAATAATCTATTAGATTTATCACAGCGTACTGGCAACCAGACAAATTTTAGTTGCCATTTAGCATTATTATAAAACCACTGATTGGTCCAGATATTTTCTTGTTCTATAATCATATAATTTAAAACTCGCTAAATTTTTGGCTTTTGATTCACAAAGTATATCAAATTTATCTGAGAATGTCAATGCCCAGTTATTAACAGCATCGTTCCAGTAGAAATCAGAATGTGCGCGAAGTTTTTGTTTAGAATGTCCAGCTTCTAAAAGTAAGTTAAGATCTGGTTTAGTGCTGGCGCAATGATTGGCCAAAACATCTTCCCTACTAATAGAATAATGTAAAGTAGGGCGAACACCTCGCCAACTTTGAATAACCATTTCAACCCGTGGGTCATCGGGGTTGATGTATTCTCCAGTTTTGATAAAATGATGGTGAATATCGAGAACGACAGGAATCCTGTCAGCAATAGTAAGACAAGCATCAAGTCCATGGGTCATTTCCTCATTTTCAATTGTTATACAGTTTTTAGCAACATCACTTAATTTTTCATATGCTTCAAGCATTCCTGCAGGACCACGTTTACCAGCAATGTGTACATTAATTTTCATATCTTGGAAGGTTTTACCATATCCCATCCAACGTGCCATATCAGCGTGGTATTCAAATTCTGCAATACTATTTTCTACCACATCTGGTCGATCGCTTGCTAAACAACAAAATTGTCCAGGATGAAAAGATAATCGCACATCGTGGTGTCTTGCTAAATCACCAATTGCCGCAAATTTTTGCTGTAATAGTTGTTGAATAGATTCTGATTGATAAAAATATGTCCAGTCCGTATGAGTATAGACTGGTAAAATATCAGACGTTAATCTGAAAAGTCTCAATGATGGATTTTGTTTAGAAACATATTCTACTGCTTTACAAGTTGCTTCTAAATTATGCCGTAATAATAACATCAATTTAGTTTCAGCAGTTTTTTTAGTTTGTTTATTCAACCATGCAATAGTTGTTGTTTTTGTATTATATTTTGGGATAGAAACAATTTCATTTTTATCATTAACAGCAGAAATTTTACAGGCAAATCCAATTTTATTCATTATTATGTCTTATAAAAGTTAAAAAATACTATCATATAGTATTTAATCTTGGTTGTCAATGTTATTTTTAATGATGTCTTGAAGTTCTTTTATATCATTTAATAATTCTTTAATAAATTCTACTTCTTTCTGTTGATGCACTAATAAATGTGATATGACTTCCATTGTCCAATACCACCAATTAATACTTATTAGTAATGATAGTGAGATGAATATCCACCATAGTGATTTTTGATGGACGTTAGTGATCCAATCCCATCCAAATATTAAAATTATAACAGCAACATATACGATAGAACTAGCAACTAACCAATATCGTCTTTGTTGGTTTATTGCATCCATATCTTTAGTATGTGCGTTTATTAATTTATTAAACCGTATCATATTAGTATTTACATATAATACGGTGTTTTTATACTACTGTATTATTCAACCTTCAATAATACCGTATCTTCATTAATTCTGCCGTTCATTTTGGTATCAGTAGCATTGATATCTTCTAAGAATTTTCTTAATGCTATTTTTCCAGAATTTTTAAATTCAATTATCTTCTCTTCCGGTTTTCTAACTGTTTTTTGAACGCTTTTATGCTCATCAAAACCAACTATAGTAGTTCCTTTTATCGTAAGTGGTCCTGTCAATTCATCTGCTATATATTTACCGATTTTTCTTGTCTTAGTATTATATATCCATAGGATATTAGAACCAATTACATCAGTTGGATTAATTGATACTATCTTCAATGGTTCAAAAGTCTTTAAATACTTAAGTTTTTCAACTACTTTATCTTTTGGTACTGATTTTTTAACTCTAGGTTTCCTAGTTACTTTTGCTTCCTCCATTAACATGGTACAAGCTGCGTCAATTTCTTTATAGAATGCTAATAAATTATTAAGTTGTTTTTTATTACGGTGACTATATCCTTCTTTCAGATCTTCATCAGTACCTTCAATAACTTCAGTAATTTCCTGTAAACCAGAATAATAAAATTCTTTAATTATCCTAGCATGGACTGGTTTTGCTTCTTTTCCTTTAAGTAAATTAAGAATCTTAATTTGTTTTGGATCAAATTTATCTGGTGCTTCTATCCATACTTCAATAGCATCTTCTATCTCATCCGTCATTCTAACCGTTGCTTCACGAACACGTTCTTGAATGTTAATAACAGGAGCAGCTGCCTTTTTATCGGTTTCTTCATCAGATTCGATGTCTGCTTTGCCAGCTTCTACCGTTGTATTAATAGAATTTATCAACCATTCTTTTATATTTGAGCCATTATTAAAATCATCTCGTTGTTCTGGCATACCTCTTAATAAACAACTGGCAATAGCACCCATTGTACTACTTGTACGCCAGTCTTTAGTCTTCTTATATGAAATTATTAAAGTTTTGTCTAATTCATTAGCTTCCATCCATTTAATAACTGCCGGTTTAAGATCTTTACCATTGAATTGTACATTATAATATTGCATTGCACTATGATAGTGTTTTAGAAATTGTAATGCATCTAATTGTTCACAATTATCCCAAGTTGGACTTAAATCCTTGCCCCTATTTTCTCTAATAGTAGCACTTGTGATTTTAGTTTTCTTAGATTTTTTAGGTTTTGCCGAAGATCCAGCAACTTTGATTATTTTAGCCATTATTCAGTTCCATTTGACTAGGTTTATTTGGACGCGATGAGCAAAATTCACAATTTTCATCATCACATTTCTCTTCCATCCATTTATTACATAATTCACAGTAATAAGCATCATATTTATTAGAATAGTGACGCTCATTACAGCATTTATTACAAAAATTACTAACTATGTCCATAAACTATTTCTAATACGTATTAGTCGTATCATCATTTCTTCTTCTTCCTTTTCATATTCTTCTTCTATCCGTTTTAATTCAGTATGAGAAACATTTCGTTCAGCAACTTCATCTGGTGTTGTATTTTCACGGTCAAACATTGATAATATATCACCATCTGCACGAGTTCTGTTACATATTTCACTCCATCCACTTATATCATAAGGATCTGGTCTATTTAGATATACTTCAGTCCACCATTGATATAATGCTTTAATTTCTAATGCATTTTCTGCTTGGAGTGATAGTTTTCCATAATCTGGATGAGATTTATCTATACCCCAGGTCTCATCCACTATTAAGGTTGATGCCCAATTTAAATATTCCATTCCAGCTTCGGGTGAACGCCAAGTACGAAGTCTAAGGAACGATTTTCTCCACCATGGTGTTTTAAATTTCTTTCTAGCATCTTCATCCCACACTACTTGAGACCAAGCTTGTTCTATTTCAACAAAATCAACTAATTCATTAAACATGCAAGGAAGAAATCTACGGCCAACATCACACCAGGCACCTGGTTTAACATCACGTGGATGGGCTGTTAATGCGTGTGATTTAGTAACCCATCTATTATTGAAATAGTATATAATGTCATTAATTCTATTAGATGGTCAATAAACAAAATTCTGAAGATAATCTAATCCGTCTTCTGCTAACCAATGTCTATAGGGATGATTTTCTTTTGATGCCTTTGTCCATTCAGACCATCCACGACCAGATTTAGAAGAACCTTTTTCAGTTCCACGTATCCAATCTGCCAATTTGGAGCAGGACCAGTATCTTGAATATTGTGCCATATTTATTACCTTACTAAGAATGGGGTTAAATTAGGTGCTGAAAAGGTAGCCGGTTTTAATACTTTTCCATCTTCTCTTTTTAATACTTTACCAGTTTCTGGGTCTACTTTACTCATATTAGAACGAATAACTTCATTCCACGCACCTTCAATATCAAAACCAGCAGAATACGCCATACCAATGGATACCACAATAATATCAAGAAGCGCATCAAGAACTTCAACTTTATCGTCTGCTTCAAAAGCTTCTTTTAATTCTTGCACTTCTTCTTTAATTAAGTTGTAGTATAGATTATACTGTCCTTCATTGTATTTGTCAACTGTTTGATCACTCGCTTGCATAAACTTACGTTGATCTTCAAATATTGAATTGTTCATTTGTATTCCTTTTGTTTAAGTAGATAAATAAGTGTGGTTCACGGAACTACCAATTCCCAACCACTTTAATGCTTTGAAGGAGCATCAACAATGTTATTTAGTAAACATATTTTACCACATGAAATCGATTCTGTCAATCAACCTCAAAATTTATTTGTAGAGGATATAAGTAATCTACCAGAATATATAAAAAATTATCTAAATCCTACATTATTAACACATATCAAACAACTTTCTGGGTGTTGTGTATATGGGTATTTACGTGAACACGATGATGAATACGGCCCCTCTGGTAGTTTATATTATATTGGAGAAGGAAGATCTAATAGACCATCTGAAAAACATAATAATGTAAAAACACCAGACCCATCATTAATTGTAATTTTTTCTGATAATATTACAAAAGATACTGCTACCAATTATGAAATTATTTTAATAAATCATTATGGTAGAATTGATATTCATACTGGAATATTGATGAATAAAACCAGTGGAGCAAATAATTGGGGACCGCTTGGAAAAGTATATGAAACAACACAATGTAAATTTTGCGGAGAACATTTTGCAAAAAATAGTGCAATTTTGCTTCATGAAATGTTTTGCATTAACAACCCTAATAAGAAAATTCATAAATATGCCGGGAAAAAAATTACAAAGGCTCCATGTAAATACTGTAATAAATTATTTTCAATTGGTAATGGTATCGTATTTCACGAAACCTATTATTGTACTCACAATCCTAATAAAAAACCCCCATTAGTTAAATCAAAACCTGCAATTGTTAGTTGTAAGTTTTGTTCATCAAATATTGCGACTAATAACATAAAGGCACACGAATCTAGATGTTTGCATAACCCAAATAAAATTGCGAATCCATTAACAGGTAAATTAATTGAAAAAGAATCATGTCCATTTTGTCATCAACTGTTTGGACAAGGTACAGGAATCACTAGACATGTTAAATCATGTAAAGAAAATCCAAAACGAATAACTAGAAAATATAAAAAGTTAAAATAATTGTATAAAGTTATTATCGAGTATTATTCATTTGTATTCCTATTGTTGTTAATTAACCCATCTTAGTATAAACCAAGTAGCGTCTTCTTGTTGTTCTATCAGCCATTTTGAATAATGGTTGATGTATTTTCCTTTTAAATTTTGTTCACACCATTCTTTTACATCGGGTTCTATACACGATTCCGGTAATTCTACAAACTGCCAGTTTAAATTTAGTTTGTGTAAATCAAATATTATTTCTTTATCGATTTCTTTGCTAATTTGATCTGCCATTTCTGTTGACAATGGATCAATATCTATTATTGGTTCTACACTAAATTGTGCAGATAATATTCTTGATTTTGATGTGATTGGTTTTATTATAGACATCCATGTCCTTATTGAATTTATCGTTGATATTTTATTAGTGGTTGTTGTTTTGGTTTTAATTGCCAGTCAAATTCTTTACAACAATCTACGCATATTTTTACATTGAGTGATGTAAACAATAACATCCTAGCACCACATATTGGGCATTCGACATTATTCATTATAGGTCTTCTCGTAAATTACAGTTTATACAATATCGTTTTTGTGTACGTGAACGATAATACTCTGTAGTATGTTCTTTTGCTTCCATCCACATTGTCCATTTATGCCATTTAACCGAGCATTTCCAACTTTTAACTAATAATGTTTTACCTTCTAATGCTCTAAATGTATTTTCTTTTGCATTCATAGTTTTTCACCTGGTTCAAATCCTCTGAAACTTTTAAAGCGTGGAAACCTCAAACTGTATGTCTCATCTTGATTTTGCGTTATTCCGTCAGCTCTTACCTCAACAAGCTGACCAATAATTTCATTACGGGATTCCCAAAAAGTAGATCTATTATTATCATTAAACCCCCCACCAACGTTAACGGTAATCTGCCTTCCATCATCTTTTCCTGAACAGATAAATCCACCCAGTAGCCCTGTATTTTTGTCTTTTCCTTCATAAACACCAATTACCTCCAAAGTTATTTCAATAAATGGTTTAAGTTTGAGCCATGAAAATGTTCTCTTGCATTCATATGGTGCCAATGGATCTTTTATCATTATCCCTTCATACCCACCATCAATTGCAGTTTTATTAATTTCAAGTAATCTACTATATCCTTCGTTTGTATCTAAGTCAACTAATTCTTGTTTAATCACTCGCACATTTAACATTTGCAAAAATAACTTATCTTGAAACCAATTTGTTAGATTTTCAGAACGTTTTTCTTGTGGTATTTTACAAATACCTTTTTCAAAGTCTGCTAAGGTAAGCATATCAAATAAATACAGAACTGCATCGTTTGTTAAAACATTCTCTTTTCTATACAGTTGTTTCATCATATCTTGAAAAGATGAACTCATTACTTCACCATCAAATACCATTGGTTCTGTAAATTTAGAAGCTGCAAAAGAAAATTGTTGTTTTATATGTTCAAAATTGAACAATTCTTTACCATTTCTACTAAAATGATTAACCTTACCAGTAGGATAAACGATAGTAATAACACGAACCCCATCCATTTTGATATCAATAAGTTTTTTTCCACATACTTTAGACTCATATTTTATACTATCTTGTGCAAGTTGGCAAGTAAACACAGGAACTTGGTATTGTGGATACTTTTTAGTTGTGTTGTTTAGTGTTTTTATACTAACTCCACATCGCAGATCCTTAATAAGTATTCTACGATACCACTTATTCCATTGTTCTTGTGTTGCAGTTTCCATTAGTTGAATTACTGCATCTTTAGAAGCATTGCCAGTACAGGAACGATTAATAAATGTATTAGCAACATTTAAGAAATCGTCCCACGATAACCCAGGTCCAGTATCTTCAGTTTTTTCAGGAACTTTTTTAATACCAAATGTAATCATAGCATCTAATGCTAGTTTACATCCATTAAAAAATATATCATTTGATGATATTATTTCTGTGCAGATAATACTTTTTTTTGCTAATCTACTATTGTCTGCTTCTAGTAAAGATATAACTTCCCAAGGTTCTTTCATCAATTCTCTTTTGATACACCTAGTATCATTAAAAATATACCAGCAATCACCGGTGAAAATATTAAACCAAGAACAAACCAACCAAGGCCATTCCGACCTCTATTATTAGCACCTACTGCAACAGCAATACATAGTGCAAACCATAAAAACAACAACATATTATACCCTCTTTTTAACTATTTTTAATGATGTTGTATCCCTATTTGAGATATTAGATATTGATATATTCATAATTCGTTCCAATTTGATTAAAAATCATATTATACTAGATATAATTTATTTTGTCAATCGAAATTATATGATTTTTGATAAATAAAGATGTAGTTCACGGAACGTGGGGTTCCCAACTACTCTACAACTTGTCGGAGTCACAGCTATGTATTTATCATACGTGTATAGATTGACACACCAAAAATCTAACAAATTTTATATTGGATATAGATATGCCAATATTGCATTAAAAATTCACCCTGAAGATGATATAGGTATACATTATTTTACTTCTTCTTCGTATATAAATAAATCAAATATTCATGAATATAATATAGAAATTTTGTTTAAATCCAAGAACCCAGAAGAATCATATGATTATGAAAACTCAACAATTCTTGAAAATTGGGGTGATCCTCTTTTATTAAATAAACATGTATCTAATAATAATAAAAAGCGGTTTAAGAGCACCGTTGAAGGTATAGCACGGGTGCGAGAAATTAATAAAAATAAAAGATGGTTTAATAATGGTAAAGAAGAACGTCATTGTCACATCTGTCCAAATGGATTTATAGATGGTAGATTATTTAATCCATTCCCAAAACAAACAAAAACTGTAAAAGGATACATATGGTGTAATGATGGAATACATCAACGATTAGTATTACCCACTAACATCCCACAAGGATTTAAACCAGGAAGATTACCATCCAGTTCAGAAACAAATAAAAAAATAAGTGATACACTGAAAAAAGTATATATTCATGGAAAAAGATGGTATACGAACGGTACTGATTCTATTTTAAGTTTCGAATGTCCAGATGGGTGGTTTAATGGGCATTCATATGGTAGCGGTATATTAAAAAATAAGAGAACGTATAATTCATTTAAATGGTATACAAATGGAAGTATTAATAAAATGGTCAAAACTAATGATGATATCCCATTGGGTTTTTGGCCTGGTAGATATAATAAACCTAAATGGTATACTGACGGTGTGAATACTATTCAGAGTGTTGTACCAATAGAAGGATTTATAGAAGGTAGGGTTTGTGAATTATGTAATAAACAAGTGACCCATAATACTTATAGAAGATATCATGGGCCAAAATGTAAATTAAATAATAGTGTTAAATTCTGGATGTCAATACCTTGTCAGCTAACCCAAATGCAACTGAGGAGTTGGCATCCATATAATTATCTCTAGCCATTGCCTGTTTCAATTCTTCAACTGTTTTTCCAGTATTTTTAGCATAAATTTCAGTTAAAAGATTATTTAATCTCACCATTTCTTCCATTTGAATTTCAGCATCCCATACAGTTCCACGCGACCCTCCTGAAACTGAATGTATCATATGGCTCGATCTAGGAAGAATAAAACGCTTCCCAGGTGTTCCAGAACTAGCTAGCAATGAACCCATAGAACAGGCAGTTCCTATCACTATAGTACAAATATCCGGTTTTATGAAATCCATCGTGTCTAGAATACCTAACCCACTTGTCACGCTGCCACCTGGGCTATTAATATAGAATTGAATCTCATCATTAGATTGACTTTCTAAGAATAACAACTGCGCAACTATAATACTTGCTGAATGTTCATTTACATCTGTATCTAACATAATAATTCGATCTTTTAATAATCGACTATAGATGTCATAAGAACGTTCACCGCGTGCTTCTTGTTCAACTACCATTGGTATCAATGCTGGCATTTTATTTCCTCTTGTGTTTAAGTTGTGTGTATTATAGTTTATATTGTGTGAGTTGTCAATGATTATTTTAAATCATCTACTTCTGCATTCAATAATTTATTTTGTTCGTCTATTTTGTGTTTAAGAACTTCAATAGTTTCTTCTAACTGTTCAATATGGTCGGCGACTTTTGCATAAAAATCTGCAGTATCAAATGCTGTTTGTCGTATCATGTTACTTATACTGAGTTCGTTAGTCATTTATATCTCCAGTAAAAGATTAGGATTCCAACCTGTACGTTCATTGTATGAATCACCTTCATACCCACGAGGATTACATACTAGTCGGGTAGTTCCTATTTTATAATCTAATACTTCATGGGTATGACCAAAAGTCCATAGTAAGATGTTTGGATTATCCAAAATAAAGCTAGATAAATCACTATGGTATCCACCATTCATTTCATGATCTTTTTTATATTTCTCACTTATACTTAAATAACTTGGTGAATGATGTGTTACCACTACTACTTTTTTATCAGATGGCGCATTTTTTACAGCATTTTCTATATAAGCTAAAGAATTTTTATGACGATTGATTGTATCAGATATTCTTAATTTTCTATAATCAGCATTATCATTTTTTATAGTAACGTAGTCATTCATTAGATATGGTAAATGGTACATGGTAAGTGGATCTTCTTTGTGACAATCTGTCCATAATGTCGCCCCTATAAATATAACATCATCTATAATAACTGATTTATTTTCTAAGAAATGTATGTTTGGATATTTTAAACATTCTTCTTTTAAATAATCCAATCCAGAATAAAATTTGCCACTATAAAATTCATGGTTTCCTGCTACATACACTACATTTTTAAATTTGTCAGAGCATGATTGTAAGAATTCTCTAAATTTAATAGCTTTAGAATGTCTAATTGCATTAAGAGAAAGTTCTGTTAAAGTTACAGGGTATTCATGTAAAATTTCAGCCATAAGAATATCACCAGAAAGTATTAATACATCTGCTTCTTGACTGTTTTCTATTTTAAGTGTACTAAATTCAAGATGTAAATCACTTATTACAGTAATTTTCATATTATAACCTATATGTTACTCGACCACGTGTTAAATCATACGGGCTTACTTCAACTTTAACTGAATCACCTTGTATAACACGTATTTTATGCTGTTTTAGTTTACCACCTAAGTAGCATAATAATATATGGTCAGTATTTTCTACTTGTACCTTAAACATATTACCTGGTAATACATCATTGACCTTTCCGGTCATTTCTATCATATCTGATTTACTCATTTTTCTGGATTATTAATCCACCATCCTCCAATTTAATTGTTACGTTATCACCTGGGTTTAATCCAAGTTGTTTACAGATTTCCTCTGGTATCTTCATCAGAATATTATCAGGGTCATCTGGTATATCAGTGAAGATATCTTCTACTTTATATACTGTCATTATCTTTATTTGGTATTACTACCCATCCTATTTTTTTAAGATCATTTTTAACTTCTTCAGTAATTATACTTTCACTAACAAATCCATTAACAAATGCAGTGTCTGATCTAAATCCAGAACAATACCAATCAATATAATCACCTTTTTCTTGAATATCTGAAATTATTCCACCGGCATATCGCCAACTGCAACCCCAATATTGTTCTTTAAGAATATCCCAAGTATTATCTGGTTGAATAAATTCATTATTGCATAATGCAGCATATAAATTTTGTGCATATGTATCAGATTTTTTTACTTTGTCAATGATCCATTCAGTTGAACGCAAGTCATATTCTAAATTATTTTTTTGCCATTCTACATCATTTTCTCTTTCAATCTTTTGTTGTTCCAAGCTTAAAATTGAATTAAGATATTCATCTTCATTGGGATCTTTTCCTTCTTCCATTAATTGTTTTATCCTGTTAGTTTTTATAAATGACCCTTTTTCTGGGCTTATAGTTAATATTTTTGTCATATTGATTCATTTATATTATATAGCATTTATAGATAAAGTCAAGAAGCTTTTTAATGCGCCGATAAAATAAATTATTAATAATCCGGCATTCACAAGAACCAAATTAAGTTCTTTAACCCGTATACTCCATATCATATATAAGAATGAACCAGCATTTAACATATATATGTTTAAAGGATATATTTGAAAGCTGGTAAGAAGTGCAGCAACTAATGTTACTGCACATGCAACCCATTTTAATACAATATTAATTTTCATAGTATTCTAAGAAGTTTCTAACCAATTCTAAGCGGGATTGCTCATCTAATAATGTAAATTCTTCAATATTTGATTGAATATGGTCAATTAATGGATAATATTCTTCATCAACTTTTTCTTTTACATTATGTGCCATTAGCTTAGTTGTATTCTTATTACGAGCTACAAACTTTTTAACCAAATAATAAGGACTTTTGATTTTGGCACTTATTCCATCACTTGTATAGAATACAAAACCTTCATGTTTAACAGTTTTAATTGTATTCAATAATTCAGTAATGGTGCAACTAGTTTTTTCAACATCAAAACATCCAAAGTCAATATTGACTGGTCTTTCAATTTTTGAACCATATAATTTAATTCGACACCCAAGAAAATACATTCCTTCGTGTTCTGGAATAATATGTGGATCATTTCTATGAACACATTCAAATATAAAAGTATATTCTGGAAGCATTTTACAAGTTTCACGATATTTTTCTATTGTTGGTTCAATTATTTCACGCGCCATTGTGACAAAATCAGAATCTGTAGTTCCAGTAGTTGATACTAATATATCATCATTATACCAAGTTACAGATACCATAAATCCATTAATTTTACGATATGCATCAACAATAGTATCTGGTTCTAATACAGGCGACTTTGATTCAACCCCATAATTATAAATTTTAGTGAATGGATATGAAACAATGTTGAAATCATCATCAACTAATGTTCCACGGCATTCTTCTAAATATTCATTCCATAAATTGTCATAAAATACTTTTTTCTTGTATTTTAAGACATAAACACCTGGATATGATGATTCTTTCATAGTTACTAAATTTGGATTATCTATTACAAATTGTTTTAATAAATTTCGATCCATTTTATTTCCTATTTGTTGCTAGTTTTACACAATGATTGAATTAGAAATGTAATACCCCACATTTGCAACCAAGAAACTTCACTAAGTAAAGAAAACGCTGGTACTAAGCAGCCATTCCATAATAACATCAATGGATATGACATCACCAAGCTAAGTAGAAATGCGGCTGCTATGATTGATATTATTTTAATAAATGCTACCTCATATAAATTTTTCATTGTTTTTTCCTGTTAATTTAATGATGTTGTTTAATTTGTCCTGACAATGCATCATTAATTGCATCATCGAGAAGTGTTAAAATACTACCAGTTGTATCCATACCAACATTTCGTGCACGGTACTGTTCTAATCCACTTACCTTATCATGTAAATGACCATAGAAATGAACACTACCATAATGCATTTTAGCCCATTCACATATAGGGTAATGAAACATAACAATATCTCTACCATTATATTTTATTTCCAAATATTGGTGTATTTCTTCAAAACAATCACGAAATTGTTGATGTGTTAATAAAATGTGATCGTGATTACCAATTATTAGTATTTTTCGTCCATTTAATCGTGAAATATAGCCAACTGCCTGTGCAACTGATAGAAAAGCAATATCTCCCAACATATATACAAGGTCTTCTGGGTCAACCATGGTATTCCAGTCTACTACCATTGATTCATTCATATGAGTTACGTCATCATATACACGTGTATTAGGACAAAAAGTCATAATTTTCTTATGTCCAAAATGGAAATCACTGCCTATCCAAGTTTTCATCGTTTATGTGTACTCCATTTAGTAACAAATGCATCATATCCACGTTTATTATTAAAATATAAAGTGTTCATATTGTAATTAGATGCAAATAATGGGTTTAGTAGACCATCATATCGTCTTAATTCAGCTGTAAGAAGCATTTTATACATATCATAATTATCTGGATGTTTATTTTCTATATAATTTTGAATATTAATCCAAAATTTTGGTGGTTTTAATTTATCAAATTCTATTATTACACTAGTCATATATGTCCCTAAGCTGGTATTACTGTTACTACAGTGTTTTTTCTATCACTAGAGTATGATCACCACGTTTTACAGTAATATGTTTGTTATTTGAAAACTCCATCATAGTTTTTACGTTATCAGTTAGTATCTCATTCTTAATTTCATTAATATCAATACCTTTAACTCGTTCTAAGTATCGTATTATAGCATGTTCTGACACCATTGGCAACTTATATGTTTCAATTAGCTCATTTAACTTACCTTGAACTTGCAAAATTTTACTTTTACACTTTTCAAGCTCAGCTAAGTTGTTTTCATCTATTAAATCTTGTTTAAGACGTCGTAGTGTAGCCATATGTTGTTTATATTTTTCAATTTTACTGTGTATTTCTTTAATTTTGTTGTTATCCATGTTAATCTCTATGTTATGTGTTAGTAAAATTAAATTATATAACATCAAACTATAAATGTCAATAAATAATTGTATGAATGGACCAGAATATAAACAAATTATTAATAGATTAAAGAGTTCTGCTAAAAAACGTGGGATTGAATTTGATTTGACAACAGAAGTTGTCATTGCGGACTTTGTTTATAAGTTTTATTGAATTTTATATAAATACATTATAAGGTGTTAGTCGCAGATTGCCGTCTCACTAACTCTAATCATTCTTACATTAATTACAGGAACTAATATGACCAGCAATACTATTTATACACCATTTACTTATTGTATTACATTTACAATAACTGGGCAGAAATATTACGGTGTTCGATACGCAAAAAACTGCCACCCATCTCAATTATGGACAACATACTTCACATCTTCATCTATCATTAAAAATTTAATTAATTTGCATGGAACTGATGTATTTTTATACGAAATAAGAAAAACGTTTTTATCTGCCACCGACGCATGTAATTATGAACATAAATTTTTAACAAAAATAAATGCTGCAAAAAATCCAAAATGGTTAAATTTATCAAATAGTGGAGGTAAGTTTCACTGCACTCCAGAAAGTTCAGCAAAATGCGGATTAAAACATAGAGGAAAAACAATGTCAGTTGAAACAAGAGAAAAGATAAGTAACTCATCAAAAGGAAGACAAAATGTAAGAAAGGGGAAACGTGGAATAGTAACAGATGAAGCTAAATTAAAAATTTCCACAGCTTTGAAAGGAATACCAAAACCTGCGAAAACATTATGTTGTCCATATTGTTTATTGGAAGTTGTGGGAGCATCTAATGCTAAAAGATGGCATTTTGAAAATTGTAAAAAAATCCAAATTATATAAAACCGGTCACACTACCAAAACCAATAATTTATTGTCCATTTTGTAGTGCTTCCAGTTCTAATAGATTAAATATGCAACGATGGCATTTTGAAAAATGCACAAATAAGTATTTTGGCTAATCACCTTTGATAGTTTTTAATAAATCGCGCTGTTCTTGCTTATATTGTTCGTATTTGTATTTTATTGGGTTTATTATACACCACAAAATCATATATAAAAATGATATTAATAGTATTGACAGAAGTATACAACCTGCTATGAGTTTACTAGTTTCTTTATCAGTCATCATCATTGAAGGAATAGATATACCAACAAGTGTTAGATATACTGGCCAAAAACTTATATTTTTACGAATATCAGCGATAAGCCATATAATAAAATACCATATTTTCTTAATATTATGTGTCATTTTGTATCCTGATTGTTAGTCAACCATTGTTCAGTATCTTCAATAATAGAAGTATCAATTATACCAGACATTATTGCATTGGCTACAATGTAGCCAATGTCTTTTAATTCTGATTGGGATAATCCATACCCTTGTTCCAACAAAACACCATTAATTCTACCTATGGTTTTGTCAATATAGTTCATACGTCATATCTTGGGTTAGTTATCGTTGACATCATAATGCCATATGGTGTGAAATCACTCATATCAGCAGCTAATAATGCTTTTACAATAGCTGGACTAAATCCAGATACCAATGCAGCACCTGATTTATCAGCAGTTACTGGAACATTATCTGATGCATTGATATTCCAAAATACAACCTTTGGTACAACATATCCAGCAGTAGAATATTTTCGTTCTATCATTTGAATTGCACTATCATCATAGTTTCTGCAACAGTTAAATTGCATGTCTGACATTATCAATAACATTTCTGGCATTTCTGCTTGTGGTATATTTAATTTAACTGCCATTTTCAATATTAAATCAAATGCAGCATGTAAATCAGTGCTCATACCCCAGTGTGATCCTATCATTTGTGAAGCTTTATTAACAATATTGCCTTGAAGTGTTAATAACTCTGGTTTTTCACTAAATGTGATAAATGTATCTTTAAATTTACCAGCATTTTTGTCTGCTAAGTATAATCCCAATGATACCGCAACGTCCATACAAGTAACTGAACTTTTAGAGTTATATCCACCTGCTGGGCAACTCATAGATCCGCTAACATCAACTAATGGTAAAATATTAGCATCGCCGACAAAATTTGGTAATGCATTCCATTGTGCAATGATATGGTCCGTTTCTGCTTTAAATCCGTATCCACCGATACCTTTTAAAACATCATATGGAAATACTGCACCGGCATTTACCTTAACTGATGTATCACCTTTAATTAAAGATTCAACATAGTCAGCAAATTTAGTAGTATGTCTATTAAATGCTTTTTTGTATCGTGAACTAGCCAATGATGGTACATGACTAAAGTTAATATTATCCCAATCATTTGCACACATTTGTGTTTCAACGACTGAAGTTAATGAAACTAAAGTTTTACGATAAAATTTTGGAGACCATCCAAAGAATTTAATTAAGTCTCTGGCGATATTTCGCTTCGATGATTTTTCTCTAGGCATCCATTTTGCAGCTGTGTTTGCATCAAATAGCTGTGATTGTAATTTTTGTTTTAATTCTTCTTTTGCTGTCATGATTGTACCTGTCAGGTTATTTGTTAATATAAAATTGTATTATACAATAGGTGAGAAGAAATGTCAAGCAAAAAAGATAAATAAGTGTAGATCGCGGAATTAGCCGTTCCCATCTACTTTAATACTATGAAGGAGTATCAACATGTCTATTTATCAATCAAAAACAATCCCGTTTACTTATTTAATTGGTTGGACTACCCATAATAAATGGTATTATGGTGTTCGATATGCAAATAATTGTCAACCAGCAGACTTGTGGAATTCTTATTTTACAAGTTCAACAATAGTGAAAGATTTTAGAAAAAATCATGGAGAACCAGATATAATATTGATTAGAAAAACGTTTAAATCTAAACAAGATGCAATTATCTGGGAAGGTAAAATACTTTCTAGATTATGGAAGTTCAGAGATTTTTGGTTAAATAAAAGATTCTCTGCTACCAAATTTATCCCAACTAAAGAATCTATCCAAAAATGTATAGATAGAAAAAACAATCGGTCATTGATTGAGCATCAACAGGTTATATTAAACATTTCAATTGGTGCTAAATGTGGTCATGCAAATATGACCGAAGAAACTAAAAAAATAAGATCTAAAAAAATTTCAGATGCAAATAAAAATCGTTCTAAAGAAATTATACAAAAAATATCTAATTCAGTTCGTAATATTGCAAAAAATAGATCTGATATTGAAAACCAAATAATAGAGGAAAAACGACGTATTACTAGAGAAAAAAACAAATTACTAGGTAAAAAGAGAAAAATTCCCGTAGATATATCATATAGGTGTTGTATATATTGCAAACGCCAATTTGATCCTGGGAATTTTTCTAAACATATTAAAACTTGTCAATGATTTTTTGACATTCTTCTTCCGTAAGAGAATCGATTTTTTTTAATAAACTTTTAGCGTTCAATCCTGCCTCAAGTGTGCTTTTTATTTTAGAGAAAGCCACTTGTTGTAGTTCTGGTTTTTTGAACACCAATAGGTCATCCCATCTTCCTATCTCAACTGTTTTATCAATTAAAGCTTTAGCAGCATCAATATCAATAGTTTCTAAATGTGTTAGAATATCTCTGAACAATTTTCGTTCGCCAGAACCACCACGCACATCACGTGACCATAATGCAACTCGTAACGCTAGTTCTTTATTTTGGTAATATGCATCAGTAAATGCTGGAATTATATCTTTACCACGACTTGCACCTATTTTAAAGAATAATGAAACAACTGCATCACCTGTATCATTATTACATTTCATGCCATTACTAGTGACTGTTTTGTTTGTATTTAATTTTGTAGTCATTTTATTATCTCTCAGGTTAGTGTGTTATTGTTTGCTGTTTCTAAACTATAGATGTATTATAACAGATTTAATTTTTTTGTCAACTTATATTATGCATAAAAATTGTCATATGCTTTATCTAAAACAATTTCAACAATTTCTTTATATTCACGATGTGGTAGGTTATTTAATTCATCGATAAGTTCTTGATTATTCTTAATTGCAAGTAACATCAGTTCTTCATCGATATCAACTGCGTAATCTAGATAATTTGCGACGTCAACAGTTTCTTTTACAAGTTGGTCAATCAATTCTAAAGACATTATAAGGTCCATTAATGTAAGGTGGATGGGGAAACAGGCTAGTGTTTGTTGAGTTTTTATACTGGTTCTTCCTTCCAGTGTGACCGGATATACCAGTCTAACATTATAAGTTGTATGGGTTGCTGTATCTAGCCTAAATGTAATAACAGGTTCCGTTTTTCATTTGCAGTGAAAGTATATGCTGAATGGAACCTAAAAACTGAATAGCTGTTGCCGTCATTTTACTTCTAACAGCAATGAAGTATCTCTGGAGCGATTATTAGTCGCAATATTGTTTGCTGAAACTATTCATTTAAATTTAACTATTAAAAATGGAGCTAAAGATGGGATTCGAACCCACATTAAACGGTTTTGCGGACCGCTACATAGCCGTTCTGTCACTTCAGCGTATAATTTATTCTATGATACCAAGAATTTCACTTTCATGCAATATAAGATAGTCAACGCCATCAATTTTAATATCAATGCCAGTATCTTTTAAATACATTACTCGTTCACCTACTTTAACAGTAGTTGGTATAACATTACCATTTTCATACTGTTTTCCATCACCAACTGCAACAACTTCGCTAGTAATTGTTCTTTCTTTTGAATCAGCAGCAATAATAATTCCAGATGCACTAACTTTAGTATCTACTGTTTTCTTTACTACTACACGATCATATAATACTTGAAAATTCATTATTATTCCTATGCTGTTCTATTGATAATGTGATATCCAAATGATGTTTGGACTGGTTCACTTAACCCGCCAACATCTAAATCAAATGTTGCATTTTCAAATGGTGGTACCATTTGACCACGACCAAATGTACCTAAATTACCACCATTTTGTCCACTTGGACATTTACTATGTGTTCTAGCCAACATTCCAAAATCTGAACCTTCAATAAGTTGTTTATGTAAGATTTCTGCTTCTGAAAGAGATTGAACTAAAATATGTCTTGCTGTTACTTGTGTCATTATTACCTCTTTTAATTTTAACAGGATACGTTTTTTATGGCGGATGCTCTACCAGCTGAGCTAATGTTATTACTAACATATTGGATTTGAACCAATGACCATCTGCTTGTCAAAGTTGTATTGCTGAATGTATCCTAAAATTGGAAGCAGGTGATAGAGTCGAACTATCATCTCTGGGTTATGAGCCCAGAATTCTACCATTAAAATAACCTGCGATTGTTTATATTACCATTTCCACAGTAATTGGTATCCTTCATATAAAAGAAGATTTCTACCTGTTGATTTCATAAATTCTTCAACTAATTGGCCTTTACCAATGCGAGAAGCACCTTGCCCAAAGTTATCATCTACCGCAATTACTGTGGTTTCACCTAAACTACCTATAATAGCAGTTAATTCTTTTAAATGGTGTATACAACTTGGATAAGGGTTATTTCTATCAAAATCAAAACTGTCTAAATATAATAGATCTATTTGTTTACCAGTTTTGTTAAATTCCCATAACCAAGATACACTATCACTTACATGTAAATTGCTTTTATTACTAACTTTGCTTTTAGCAAATTTGATATTAGAAGGATTTATATCAACTGAATGGAATTCTCCACCTTTATCGTTAATATATCTATCAAATATCAAGGTACTCATTCCATCACCAGCAAAGTTATCTTCTTGTCTAGCACATCCAGTTTCAACAATTAATGGATTGTTAATTGTATCCAAGTGTTCAATCATTATTTCAAATGATCGCTGACGTACATAAGTTTTGTTTAACATTTCTTGTAATGTCATATAGCCTTTATAAATTGGAGCGGTCTAGGGGAATCCAACCCCTTTCTATGCCGTGGAAAGGCATGGCACGAGCAATATACCAAGACCGCAATATTTAACAGGATGTGTTTATTTTCGCCAATGAAATTGTTTTAATTGCTGAAAACATCCTAAAACTAATTATACCAGATATATTATCTATTCTGTTTCATCATACATACCAGATGCAATTTGATTGGAAATGTGTATAATTTCGGCTGATATTATCGTTCTGGTAACTTCATTTTGTTCTATTTTATACTGTTTATGTAAATTACTATACCTGTCAATTAGTTCACCCATAAATGTAAGTTTTTGTTTGTCTTTTGGAATATAAATTTGCATGTGGTTCTCATTGTTGTTTATAACAGGATGTGTTTATTTTCGCCAATGAAATTGTTTTAATTGCTGAAAACATCCTAAAATTATTTATTCTGTGTATTATACAGTATTTTTATTTATTTGTCAAGTGTTTTTGATAAATAATTATGGTAATTGAATTACTTCGAATAATTCAAAACCCAGTTCTAGAGGATCTAGGCTGTCCCATAATACATATTTATACTAGAGATGGTTAGCTAGGTATCGGACTCGAACCGATGTAGGTTTCCCGACGGCTTACAAAACCGTTGCAATTGCCACTATGCGAACCTAGCATTATTCTTACTTTACTTTTGCACCACAAACAGTGCAGGTATAACCTTTTTTCTGATCTTCATTACATACTCGCATACCTTTACCATATGTTTCATCTTGAAACTTAGCTGCCGGTGTACCAGTACATCCACATCGTTTAACTTCTGCTGTTGTTGCCATTATAAGCCTCTTTTAGTTAAAATTTTAATACGATTGTTATATTTACTTTTATCTTTAGGTCTACTTGATTTTTCAACCAATTCTTGTAATTTAGCTAATGAAAATCCAAGAAATCTAATTTTACCATTACGAGTTAAATTAGGTGCTTTTCTAGGTCTACTAGATTTACTTTGTATAGACATATTATATCCTATTTAGTTGTTGTTGTCAAGTGGTTTATTACTTTCTTTATCAAATTTAGAAACTAATCTTTCTTCATTATACACATCTAATACTTCTGTGTCAACCTTTTCTTTTTTACCAAAGATTGCATCCCAATTATCAGCATATTTTTTCATATCTGTAGGTCTTTGTCTACTGCCTTTACCAGCCATGTTTTTCCTCTTATTTTTGTATATTATAACATATTAAAATGTTTTGTCAATATTTATTTTTTGATAAATAAAGGGGTAGTTCGCGGAATTGGAGTTCCCAACTACTTTAATACTATCAAGGAGTATCAACATGAATATTTATACTTGTGACATGTGTCACAAGACTTTTCCATCTATACAATCATTATCTGGTCATAAAAGAATGCATGGTCCATCTAATGGGTGCTTAACATTCATCAATCGAAGATTAAAACCAAAAAATATAAAATATTGTTTACATTGTAATAAAGAATTATTAGGTAAACAACCTAAATTTTGTAATCATTCTTGTGCTGCTTCACATAATAATAAAAAACGTATAGTATCAGATATTCAAAAAGAAAAAGTAGCAAAATCTTTAAAATCACGTTCAAGTATTCGTGAAAATTGACATGCATCAGCATAGTCTTTAGTTTCAACTGCGTAATTGAATTTTTTTACAAATTGGTCAATCACCCTTATTTTAGATTCTAACTCAGAAGCATGAACATTAGAAGCAAATAATGCCGTTATAAGTAAAACTTTTTTTCATTTTGTATCCTAGATAAGTTGTGAGTAAGTGTATATTATATATCGTTTTTCAATGGCTGTCAAGTATAATTTGCAATCCAACCATTTGTATCTGTAAAAAACCGTATTGCTGAAAGATCTGGAGTTTCACCAGCATCAAACCAATGTTTCATATTAGCTGGTATACTTATTAGATCACCAGTGTTTACAGTTATTTCATAAATGGTACTGCTATCTTTAATATAAAATGTAGCAGTACCATGAGTTATAAATCTCATTTCAAAATCAGTATGAGTATGTTCTCGAATAAATTCTTTTCTAATTTTGTTATAATTTATAGTTTTATTATTTAAAAATACTACATCATAGTATGGGACAGAATATTCATATTTTATATAATCAATTGTATCCAATGTTGTTGAAGTTGAAAAGGTATTTTTATATAAAACTCCAATTTCGTCTAATTTACAAGTTATGTCTTTAAAATCTGAAACTGTTGTATCTGTTGAATCATTGTATATTCTAAGCAT